CAGGACCAGGGGTTCAACTTCCCGCTGACCCGGATGAAGTTCGAGCGTGAGGTGTCCACCGCGCGTATCGGGGTGAACGTCAACGGCGACGACGTGTTCGCCGGGCTGATGCTGAAAACCCCCGAGGCTCTAGTCGACCCGAGGGGGTGGGTCGATTGACCTACGAACTGGCGTGCACGCCCTGCATCCGCGGTTTCCACGACGAATGCTCCAAAGGCTTCTCCGGTGAGCTCGAAGATGGCGAGGTGTGCTGCTGCGGTGGCGACCTGGACATGGGGCTGGCGTACGTGCAGATGGTGGCCGAGGAGGGCATGCAGCAGCTTGCGGCCGTTCGTGGCGGCGGCAAGGACGCGCTGTTCGGTGGCGACTATACGGTGGAGAAGCTGCCCCCGCGCCGTGGCGACTCCGGCTACATCCACCCCGACGCCTGGGTCAGCCACGCCGACATCGGCAGCCTGGCGAACCCGAAAGACTCCGGCTACAAGCGGATGAAGCGCATGTACCCGATCTCGCCCGGTCAGGTCTGCGAGTGGGCGCGGATGGCGAACGCGGGGCCGGGGCCTGTCCACATCATCGGCTGCATGGGCAACCCGGCCACCGACCTGCACCACGGGCCGGATAAGAACACGCTGAACAACGAGAAGGTCACCCGCGGGATCGGCGACCGCGAGAACGTGCACGCGATCTGCTCCCCCTGCCACGTCCGCTGGCACGCAGCCAACGATGACCTGTACCCTGCGTACGACAGGGTCGCGCAGCAGACGGAAGCCTGGCTCCCGGCCGGGTGCGATCACCAGGTAGGGCCGCTGCAGATGATCGAGGCGGATTTCGACCAGCTGGTCGACGAAGAACGCAAACGAGCAGAACAGGATCGACAACGTGGACGTGACCACCGTGGACGCAACTCAGGACCCCGAGGGGTCGGAGACTTCGACATCGACGAAGACGGAGAGTGAGCCCCAGGGCGTCGACACCGGCATCCTGTCCGAAAGCCCAGGCGGCGTGCTCGATCGCGCACAGCAGGCTGCGATTGACCTGAAAGTCGCCGACGCGGTGGCCGGTGCTTCGCCGCAAGGCCCGGATCGGGGTAACCTTCTGCTCGAAGTCCTCCGCATCGCTCAGGACGCCCCCGGCGTCGGACCGAACGCGGGAGACATCACGAAGCGAGCAGACGTCTACCTGACATGGATAGAGGCAAAGAAATGACCGAGAAAGACGAAGCCAAGCAGGCCGAGGCCGACGCCAAGGCCGCGCAGAAGTCCTCGGACGCTCGCGAGCACGTCACCGAGGTGGCGAGCAAAGCCGAGGCCGAGGAGCACCAGGCGAACACGCCGAAAGAGAACGCCATCCCCGGCGCCTCGCTCGGCGGCAGTACCAACTCCCCCACCGGAGTCGGCGCCGACGTGTCGGACCCGAGCAAGAAAGACCCCGACTTCGCCAAGCGCGAGAAGAAGGCTGAGAAGGACGCGGCCAACGACAACATCCGTGCCGACCAGCAGCGCTCGGAGAAGAACGCCTCCAGCGCCGACGCCGACACGAAGGCCGCCCAGAAGATGTGGGACGAGCGCGAGAAGGTCACCGCGAAGGCAGCGAAGGCTGAGGCCAAACTGCACGAGGCCAACGCGAAGTCCGGCGACCAGCCGGTCCCCGGCCAGTCACTCGCCGGCGCCAGCTTCTCGCCCCCGACGACCACGGCGTTCGAGCAGCACTCCGGCGTCAACTACGACACGCTGAAAGACAGCGAGCTCGAGAAGATCGCCGACAAGCGCAACGTGGCCAAGGCCGGTGGCCCCGACGCGATCCGCACCCGCCTGCGTCAGCAGGACGACGGCATCGCTGACCCGCGGATCTCGTCCGACTACGACCCCGAAGGCTTCTCGAAGCTGAAGGTCGTCGACGAGGATGACCAGTTCACCTACGTGGAGGTCCCCGACGACATCCACTCCTACGAGGAGTTCGCGGCTCGGTTCGGCGGCGACTTCCGAGTCCTCGCCGGCGCGAACGGTGTCTCCAACTCGCGCTACGAGATCGCGCCCGGATCGACCATCCGTGTCGAGAAGACCGGCGTGCGTGAGCAGCGCGAAGAGGTGAAGACCCTCACCAAGGAGCAGGTCAAGAAGTTGAACGCGAAGCTGGACCGCGAGCGCGGCTTCATCAACGTCTAGGCAGTCCGGTAGCCACGTTCGGGTTGGCGATCGGCAAGGCCCCTGGAGGCTAGTATCCTCCGGGGGCCGTCCTATGACTGCCGGGCATCCATGGCCGCCAGCATCACGTTGATCTTCGCGATGATCTGCGCCGTTGTCGCGGCCAGACTCAACGCGGTGAGGTCGTAGTCGGCGTCCGCCCAGAGCGGGGCCGAGTTCACGCCGTCGTGCGTGTGGGTGCCCGATGCGGCGTCGGCTTCCCCGAACCCGATGCGGTGGTGGATGTCGTCTCGACGGCTGGTGGATGCGCGACCGTGGAACCAGTCGACCACCTTCTCGGCCGGCGGGTTCTTACCGTCGACGGCATTCTCGTCCGCGTTTGCGAGATCATCGAAAGGACCAGCCATAGCGCCCAGGTTACAGCGCGCGCTACGATTCGGGCATGAGCGAGCGCACATGACGAACAAGCCGAAACAGATCGGCACGGCAGGCGAGACGGCGGTGCTCCGGGCGGTCCTTCCCTACTTCCCCGAAGCCCGCCGCAACGTCCAGCACGGCAGCCGAGACGAAGGCGACCTATTCCTGTCGAAGGACTTCATCATCGAGGTGAAGGCTGGGAAGCAGGTGCGTCAGGTCGGCGACCTGCAGTTGGCCGCCTGGTACTCGCAGACCACGACCGAGGCCGCCAACTCCCTCGCCCGCTACGGCATCCTCGTGCTGCAGCGCTGGGGTGTCGGGGCGCCGAACGCACACCGCTGGTGGGCGTACATCGACCTGGCCGACCTTTCCGAGCTCCTCGGCGGCGGCTACCCCTCCGGCGACGACATGCAGGTCCAGCTGGTCAGGCTCGAGTTGGGCCACCTGCTCGACATGCTGGGCAACCTCGGACACGCACCGCAAGCCGCATGGCAGGACCCAACCGAACCCCTCCTGCGCGCGCTACCCTAACCTGATGGCATCCCGAGCGCAGAACGCCTCCGTTGACGACCTCCTCTCCGGCATCGTCGATCGCATCGAGGGTGGGTTGCGGCTGCCGAACATCTTCCGCTACACACCGCTGCCCCAGCAGGACCTGTTCCACCAGTCCACCGCGAAGGGGCGCATCCTGTTCGGTGGTAACCGTGGCGGCAAGACCTACGGCGGCATATCTGACGACGTGATGATCCTGCTGCGTCGGCACGAGCCCCGCAATCACCTGTACCCACCGGCCGGGCACCCGCTGCGGATGCGGTTCATCGGGGTTGACTTCGACCGAGGCATCGACCAGACCGCCATCCCGCTGTTCGCTCAGTTGATCCCCGGATCGTTCCTGATCAACGGCTCGTGGGAGGACTCCTACGATCGCACCCGGCACATGCTGACCTTGGCCGACAAGTCGACGGTGTCGTTCATGTCGTACGAGCAGAAGCCGGACAAGTTCCAGGCGGTCAGCCTCCACCACATCCATTTCGACGAGGAGCCGCCGAAGGCGATCTTCGATGAATCCATGCTGCGTCTGCTCGACACGGCCGGGTCGTGGACCTTGTCGGAGACGCCGGTGCAGCAGCTGGAGTGGGTGCAGGACGATCTGGTGGAACCGGCCGAAGCGGGCATGCGCACCGACATCGAAGTCTTCCGCATGGCGACGACGGAGAACACGAACCTGGACCCCCAGGAGATCCTCGACCTGATGGCGACGATGACCGAGGAGGAGAAAACCGTCCGCATTTTCGGTGGCTACCTCGAGGGCTCGCTGGTCTTCCCCGAGTTCAAGCAGAAGGCGCCGTTCGTCATCCCCGAGGACGACTTCACCCTCGATCGCGAGTGGGCGATCTACGAATCCATGGACTACGGCTACGCGAATCCGAACGCGTGGCTATGGACCGCGGTGCACGAAGATGGCCGCATCATCACATTTCGCGAGCTCTACGCACCCCGCATCATCGTGGAGACGTGGGCACAGATGGTGTTCGCGATGCGCAAGCAGATCGAGGCCGACTTCGGTATCCACTACGACGACTTGTTCCGCGGCGTCATCGGCGACCCTTCCATCTCGAACAGCACCGGCGCGGGGCAGACGGGGCTGACGATCCAGCAGGCGTACGCGCTGCACGGCATCAACATCGCCACCGAAGGCATCGTGAAGGCGCGCACCGGCAACCCCGACGTCGGCCTGAACAAGATGCACACCTACTTGAAACCGCGTCCCGCCCACCACGAGGACCTGCCTGGCGTCCCGTGGTGGCAGATGTTGGACACCTGCCCGAACCTCGCCTCCGAGATGCGCCGAGCCCGCAAGCCGAAACAGACCCGCGCGAACAAGGAGGTCAAGAACACCTCCGAGCAGATTCGCGACAAAGACAACCATGCCATCGACGCCCAGAAGTACCTGTTCATGCGCGCGCACGACCTGCGCCCGGAGGGCTTCCGCGAGATCGACGACGCGCTCATGCGGGAGATGGGTGAGCAACTTCACGCGACCTCGAGCTACCGCAACGTCGCCGATGTGTATGCTGGCCGTGTATCGAGCACGCCGACCCACTGGCGATCCGTCGGATCCCCCAGTGACGGCTACTTCTCCCTGGAGGAATGATGGGTCGCCCCTTCGCACGAGTTCGCCGCGGCGACTCCGTTCCCGCCTGCTGCATCCGGTGCCCGCGCACCAATGACCTGATCGACCTGGGCGCCGAGATCATCCCCGGCTACGGCACCGCGTACATGTGCAGCCTGTGCTTCGGCGAACTCGCCGGCGCGCTGGAACTGGTCCCGAAACACATCCTCGACGAGCGCGAGGCTGCGTTCCGCGTTGAGCTCGAAGCTGTCGCTGCCCGCGTCGACGGTCGCTTTGCGGCCGCGCCCGACCCCGAAACCCCCCGAGCATTGGAGTTCTACCGTGGAGCCCTACGTCTTCTCGATCGCGCTGACCGTGATCTTCCTGCTGCTGGTGGCCCTGCTGGTCTTCCTGTACCTGCACCTGACGCGGCAGAACCGAGAAGTGACGGCGATAGCGCTCGAGATGGTCAAGGCGCAGCAGACGCAGCAGGAGAAGGCGCTGAAGGAAATCTCGGCAGCGCTGACGGACTCGGTCTCGGAGATGCTGGCGTCGACGGTGGAGGCGCTGAAGGAGTCGACGGCGCTGTCGATTCGGACGGTGGACCTGATGCAGGCCCGTTCAGCGACTGGTTTTCAAGCCTCAATGACGTCGATGCAGGAGACGATCAGGTCGCAGTCGAGTCTGCTGGCGACTAAGGATCCGATCGCCTACCACCACGTTCAGGGCGCGCCGCCGCTGGCAGATGTGTCCGACGAGCCGTATCCTGCAGTGGATGACTTCGCGACCGCTGAGACGAAGCGCGCAGCCATCGCTGAACTCGATGCAGCGACCGCGCTGCTAGGCAAACTGGGAGTGGTGACGAATGTCGACGGATCGCCTGTCTTCCCTTCTGCAGTCGCTTGAAGCCGAGAACGCCGCGCAACTGCCCATCGCCGAGGCCGTCCCGCGCATCCTCGAACTGGATGCCCGCGAAGCGAAGAAGCTCAAAGACACCGAAGATGGCAACGCCATCGTCGCGCAGCTGAACTCCTGGTACGAGGCATGCAAGTCCGATCGGCTCCCCGAGGAGCGGATTTGGAACAAGAACATCGACATGTACCAGGGGCGCCAGTTCACCATCTGGGACGACAACCAGCGCCGCATGATCACCCCGTCCGCGCCGGAGACCGAAATCCGCATCGCGGTGAACATCATCGAGCCGACGTGCCGCACCGAGATGGCGAAGACCGGCTCCACCCACCCTGGCGCGTCGGTGATTCCGGCGTCGTCGGACATGGACGACGTCATGGCCGCGCTCGCCGGCCAGCAGGTGTGGGAATGGTTCTACCGGGTGTCGGGCTTCCAAACCCGCATCTTCGGCCCCGCGAACTTCTGGCGCACCATCTGCGGCAACGGCTTCACGAAGGTCTACTTCGACACCGGCGCGATCGACGACGCCGCCACGCAGGCTGCCCTGCGCGATTGGGAGGCGCAGCAGCCCGACCTGCTGGCGGCGGGGCTGTCGACCCCGAAGCCGAAGCCGTCGCGCGGCATGATCGACGGCCAGGGGCTGTCGCCGTACAACGTTCTGGTGCCCGACCTGGCCGAGCTCGACCTACAGCGCCAGCCGTATTTCATCCACCACTACACGATGCCGTTCGAGAAGGCGAAGTACGTCTACGGGACCCTCCTGCCGGAGGATTGGAACCCGGCGAAGGTGCAGGCCGATGCGGTCATCGAATCCGCCCACCTGGGCATCACGGCGGGCAAGGTCGCGAACGCGAACAGCGTGCTGATCAAAGAGGTCTACATCAAGCCTGGCTACAGCCACTACTTCCCCGACGGCGGGTACGCCATCCTGATCGACACGGAGATCGTGGCGATCAGCCAGGAGGGCCTGCCTTACGAGCACGGCCAGTACCCGTTCCAGCACTTCACCGGCATCGAGACGGGGCGGTTCTACCGCAAGTCGATCGTGCAGTCGATCACGCCGCTGCAGGACCAGCTGAACCGCACCTACGCGCAGCTGATCAAGCACCGCAACCTGATGACGAAGCCCCAGTTCTTCTACGACGAAGGCTCCGTCGACCCCAAGCGCATCTCGTCGAAGGCGGGCCAGTACATCCCGATCCGCCTCGGCATGAAGTACCCCCAGCCGGTGCCGATTCAGGAGGCTCCAGCGTTCGTGCTGAACCTGGTCGACCGTTTCGAGAAGCACCGCGACGACATCTCCGGCCAGCACCAGATCAGCCGCGCCATCTCCCCCGGCGCCGACACCGCGGCGAGCGCACTCAGCATCCTGCGCGAAACCGACGACGACTTCCTGACGCCCACTTTCGACTCGATTCGCACCGGCCTGCAGTCATTCGCCCAGCAGGTGCTGTCTCTGGCCGTGCAGTATTGGGACGAGCAGCGCCTGATCAAGGTCACCGGCGACGAGGCGATGGGCGACGCGAAACTGCTCGCCGGTGCCGACCTGAAAAACGGCACCGACATCTGGTTTGACGAGGAGAGCATGCTCCCCCAGTCGCGCACCGCGAAGGTCGCGACCATTACGGACTGGTTCGAGAAGGGCCTGATCCCAGGGGACGCAGCGCTCGAGGCGATGCAGGCGGGACAGCTGGGCAAGGTGTGGCAGCGGCTGAAACTCGACCGTGACGCTGCTCGCCGCGAGAACATCGAGATCCGCAACGCCCCCGACCAGGAGATCGACGCCCACTACATGCAGCAGGATCAGGCGATGCAGATGGCCCAGATGGGCCAGCAGGTCGATGGCGCCTTCGGGGGCCTGCCTGCCGACCCGTCGCTCGGTCTACCGCCGGCACCCGACAACCCGATGGCCGCGGGTCCCGCGCTTGGTCCTGACCCGATGGCGGCACCCGCTGCGCCGGAGGAGCCTTTCTTCCCGATCGGTTGGATGGACAACGACGAGGTGCACATCGCCGAGCACAAGGCTCAGGCGAAGTCGCAGGATTACAAGTCGTGGTCGCCGTCGAAGCAGCGTGAGCTCGAAGTGCACACGAAGGCTCACGAGGCTCGCCTGGCCGAGACTCAGATGCAGCAGACGATGATGGGCGCGATCGGCGGCGGCCAGCCGCAGGGTGACCCCGCGCTCGAACCCGGCTATGCTGGCGGCCAGGACCCGGTCCCGGCTGGCGTCTAGCACGAGCACCCTCCGAGCACAGAGAGAGCACCCATGAGCGACCAGATCACCACACCCGTCGAACCCGCCGCAGCACCTGTCGTCGACCCGGCGGCCGCGCCAGTCGTTCCCGACGCCGCAGCCGAGGCCCCCACCCATCCGGCGTGGGAGAAGTCCTGGGACGAGGCGGGCATCGCCGACATGCAGCGGCCTATCCTACGCGAGCAGGTCCGTCGCACCGAGGCGGCCGCGAACAAGGCGATCGAGGACGCGAAAGCCGCCTCGATCGACCCGAACTGGAAAGCATTCGTCGACGAAGCCGCAGCCGCCGGTGTCGGCCCGGCCGAACTGCGCACCGCCTACAACGCGGGCGAGGCGATTCGCCAGGATCCTGTGGGATTCCTTGACAACTTCACCACACAGGTGAACGCGCTCGTCGCCGCCGGCACCCTGACCCGCAAAGAAGGCCAGCAGGCTCAGGTCGCTGGGCAGCAGGCCGCTGTCGCAGCCGCGGCCGAGAACGATCTCGCCGCTTTGTCCCCCCAGGACCCCCGCTACGACGCGCTGAAGGTCGAAGTCGACGCGATGAAGGCCCAGCGCGCCGAGGAGCAGAAGCAGCAGGCGAAATATGCCTCCGAGCGTGAAGCCGAGCAGTTCGCCGACCAGTTCGTCGGCACCGTCGACACGGCGCTCGGCGCCCAGGGCTTCGGCGACGCCTCCCCCGAGACCCGCGGGTTCATCGCCAACATGGCGCTGAGCCTGCTGGACGGCAACCCGCAGCTAACCGAGGCGCAGGCGATCGCCGGTGCCATCGACGGGCTGAAGAAGGAGATCGTCGCCCGCGGCGGAACCCTCCCTGTCGTCGCAGCAGCAGGTGCCGCAGCAACCGCCCCCCCCATCGGCGGCGGCTCGAGCACCGTCGCAGGCGCCGCTGTGGTGCCGATGGACGACAAGAGCCGCGAGGCTGCGATGATCGCCGAGGGGCTTCGTCAGGCAGGGCTCGGCGAATAATGGATCGCCCCTTTTGGTGGCCCGAATGGGAGGCCATGCAGCGTGAGTTCTATCGCAAGGTACATCGGCAGCAGCTGATGAACCAGGAGCACGGTTGGCTGACGGTCATCGTCTGACACGCCGCGCCACGTATGCGTAGCGCCCTGACGGGTGCTACGATTCCCCCGTCAAGCTGAGTACAGCCCATCCTTGGGTCAGGGCCGGTAGGCATCACCTATCAGACAACCCAAGGAGCCAATCATGGCATCGAACCTCGCGGCCGCCACGGCGATCACGAAGATCGGGTACGGCGACATCCACGACCAGCTGGACAACTTCCTGGTCGCCCTGGATCTCGTCGAGAAGGGGTCCAAGCACCTCACCCAGATGAACAACGAAGTCCAGTACGCCGCCCGCATGGGTCGCTCCGGTGGCATCGGCGCCCGCGCCGAGTACGGCAACCTGCCGACCGCCGGCCAGTCGAAGGATGCTCGCGCCAGCATCTACCTGAAGTACCAGTACGGCCGCATCCAGGGCACCGGCCAGGTGTTCAAGCAGGTGACCGGCAACACGACCGCGTTCGTGGACTGGATGCAGCGCGAGATGAAAGACATCAAGGAGTCGCTGCAACGCGACCTCTCGCGCCAGGTCTACGGCGACGGCACCGGCACGCTGGCGCTGCTCAGCACCGGCACCACGGCCGCCACGACCGTCACGGTCGACGACGTCCACTGGCTCGAGGTCGACATGTACGTCGACGTCCTGACCGCTGCCACCTCGCCGAGCGAGGACGGTTGGGCCCGCAGCACGTTCAAGGTCGTCGACCCCCGCCGGGACGAGCCGCCCTGGGACCGGGTCCGCACGGACCTGACACGCGCCCTCGACGGCCGGCTGGCGCTTCGGGCCCGGATCTCCCAGCGCCGCCGCTCCTACCCGAAGC